TCACTAATAACTAATTTTGTAACCAAAAAAAGGAGTGAGTTATGCGTAGTACATTCAAGGTATTATTTTACGTGAAGAAAGGCAGCGAGAAGCCGAACGGCAACCTGCCTCTGATGTGCCGTATCACGGTGGACGGCGAGATTAAACAGTTCAGTTGCAAGATGGACGTTCCCCCACGCTTGTGGGACGTGAAGAACAACCGTGCTTCGGGCAAGAGCGTCGAAGCGCAGAGAATCAACCTTGCGGTAGATAAAATCCGTGTGGAGGTAAACCGCCGCTACCAAGAACTGATGCAGGCGGACGGTTATGTTACCGCCGCCAAACTCAAAGATGCCTATCTCGGTATCGGCGTCAAGCAGGAAACTTTGCTGAAACTGTTCGAGCAGCACAACGCCGAGTTTGAGAAGAAAGTCGGGCACAGCAGGGCGCAGGGTACATTTACCCGTTATCGGACGGTCTGCAACCATATTCGGGAGTTTTTGCCCCATACCTACAGGCGTGAGGATATTCCGTTAAAGGAACTCAACCTCACGTTCATCAACGATTTCGAGTATTTTCTGCGCACGGAGAAGAAATGCCGCACCAATACCGTGTGGGGCTACATGATTGTGTTGAAACACATCGTTTCCATTGCAAGGAACGACGGGCGTTTGCCGTTCAATCCCTTTGCCGGATATATCAACTCTCCCGAAAGCGTGGATAGGGGCTACCTCACCCAAACGGAGATACAGACGCTCATGGACGCACCGATGAAGAACGCCACCCACGAGCTTGTACGGGACTTGTTCGTCTTTTCTGTTTTCACGGGTTTGGCGTATTCGGACGTGAAGAACCTCACCGTCGACCGCCTGCAAACATTCTTCGACGGCAACCTGTGGATAATCACCCGAAGAAAGAAGACCAACACCGAATCAAACATCCGCCTTTTGGACGTTCCCAAGCGTATCATCGAAAAGTACAAGGGGCTGGCAAGGGACGGTCATGTTTTCCCCGTTCCGAGTAACGGAAGCTGCAACAAGATACTCAAAGATATAGGCAGACAATGCGGCTTCAAGGTACGTTTGACCTACCATGTGGCACGCCACACGAACGCCACGACCGTACTTCTGTCGCACGGCGTACCCATCGAAACGGTGAGCCGCCTTTTGGGACACACGAACATAAAAACCACCCAAATTTACGCCAAAATCACCGCCCAGAAGATAAGCCAAGACATGGAAACCTTGTCGCACAAGTTGGAGGATATGGAGAAGAATATCTGCCGAGCCATCTAATTAAAAACAGAATCCCGATGAAAGAAGAAAGGAACATTATCACGATGGACGGGCAGGGCAATATCTCCCTGCCGAGCGATATAGGTGCAACCGCCATGACCGAGCGGGAAATCTGCGAACTGTTCGGGGTTATCGCCCCGACGGTTCGGGCAGGGATAAAGGCACTCTGCAAAAGCGGAGTTTTGAGCGTATATGACATAAAGCGCATTATCCGCATATCGGACAAATACAGCGCGGAGGTTTACAACCTCGAAACGATAGCCGCCCTCGCTTTCCGTGTTGAATCGTTCGGGGCGGCGAAAGTCCGCAAAGTGTTGTTGGAAAAGATTATACACGGGCGAAAAGAGAAAACGAAGGTATTCGTGTCGGTTGTTTCGGACGGCAAGCCCAACAGCCGTTGGAAAGCATGATGATATATCAACATACCAACATGCAAACATATCACTATGGTGATATATATTGCAGGTTCTATTCCTCTTTTCAGAGGAAAGCGGAGCAATCATTTCCGTTTACAAAGGCAAAGCAAGCACGGGGCTTTATGTCGGCTAAAAGGTCAGGCGGCTGCGCCGTTTCCCGATAAATCTTCCTCTCGCTTCGCTGCGAGCGTATTTATCGGGAAAACCTTGTATCCGACCGCCCCATGCAAAAGAGCCTTTGAAAACGGAAACGACCGCCCCGCCACCCACCGACCGAAAGGAAAAAAATAAGGGTGGGGTTATATGGGTAAGCAGACGGCAGGGACAGCCACCGCAGAAAGGCAGACGGACGGTACGCCGCAGGGTATTTACGGAGAAAATACCGTAGCTTATTAGGGAATTTTCCGAGCCGCAATACTACGTATCGCTGAAAATTCCCCAATAAGGCAAGGGGCAAGCCCCTCTGCACACCCCATCGGGGACGGCATTTGCCGCCCCTGAAGATACAAAAAAATCATTGTTGCACAAGCCAAAAAAGAAAGGAAGAATATATGGGTTTCGTAGTTTTACACATGGAAAAGGCGCACGGTTCCGACAGCGGGACGACCGCCCACATAGAGCGTTTCATCATACCCAAGAACGCTGACCCCACACGCACGCATCTAAACCGAAAACTCATCGAATATCCCGAAGGAGTGAAAGACCGTTCGGCGGCTATCCAAAGGAGGCTGGAAGAAGCGGGACTGACACGCAAAATCGGAAGTAACCAAGTGCGGGCAATCCGCATCAACGTGTCGGCAACACCCGAAGACATGGAACGCATCGAACGGGAGGGACGGCTGGACGAGTGGTGCGCCGACAACCTCAAATATTTTGCCGACACGTTCGGGAAGGAGAACATCGTGGCGGCTCACCTGCACTTGGACGAGAAAACACCGCACATGCACGTCACACTTGTGCCGATAATCAAGGGGGAACGCAAGCGGAAGAAAAGGGAGGAGCAGGCGAAGAAACGCTACCGCAAGAAGCCGACCGACACCGTGAGGCTGTGCGCCGATGACATCATGAGCCGCTTGAAACTGAAAGCCTATCAAGACAGCTACGCTGTTGCGATGAAAAAATACGGTTTACAACGGGGCGTGGACGGTTCGGAAGCGAGGCACGTTTCCACGCAGCAATATTACCGTGACATAAAGCGACAAACAGAGGAACTGAAAACGGAAGTGATGGAATTGCAGGAACGGAAAGAAACGGCACGGGAAGAGCTTGAACGGGCGAAAAAAGAGATACAGACCGAACGGCTGAAAGGGGCAGCCACGACCGCAGCCGCCAACATCGCCGAGAGTGTCGGTTCTCTTTTCGGGAGCAACAAGGTCAAGACACTGGAGAGGGAGAACACCGCCCTGCATAGGAAGGTAGCCACACACGAGGAGACCATCGAAGCCCTGCAAGCCGAGATACAGACCATACGGGCAGACCACAGCCGCCAAGTGCTGGAAATGCAGCAACGGCACTTGCTGGAAAAGAACGAGACGGTAACAAAACATCAAACGGAAGTATCAAGGCTTAACGCCTTGTTGATAAAAGCCACAGAATGGTTTCCTTGGTTTCGTGCTATGCTCCGTATTGAGAAATTGTGCCTTGCTGTCGGTTTTACCCATGAACAGACCGCCCATTTAATGACAGGCAAGCCATTGCCGTACAACGGCGAACTCTATTCCGATGAGCATAGGCGTAAGTTCAAGACGAATGATGTTACTGCCAAAGTTGGTACAAACAATGGAAAGCTGATACTTGCCATTGACGGACTGCATATCGGGGAATGGTTCAAGAAACAATTTGAACGATTACAACAGAATGTCGGCTTGAAGCCTATTCAGAAAAAGAATAAAGGCTTCAAGCTATAGTCAATCATGCGCATCACATACATGGAGGACATTTTTTGTCCCCCATGTATATATAGAGTCCAAGACTAACTCATGTTATTCCCAAGAAATTACTCATACGGTCAATACACCGTTTCTTTTGATTGAGATTAGGATGAACGTACAGATTAAGTGTCGTTGCCACATTTGAGTGACCGAGTATGACACTGACAGTTTTATAATCACACTGGCTTTCAATACATCGGGTCGCAAATGTATGCCTAAGTCCATGAAAGACCAAGTGGGGAATATCCAATCGTTTTAGCAACCTGCCAAAATAATCACGATAAGAACGGGGCTCTTTAGATTGTGTGGAAGTGCCTACCACGTATGGGGATTGAGATTGTTTCCTTACCATTTTCAACGCTTGGAGAAGCTGTTTGGATATAGGAATCTCACGATAGGAATTCTTGGTTTTTGGGGAAGAGTGAACCCTTTCTGTAGATTTCAACTCACAGTTATATATTCTGCCTACAGTATGCTTCACGATGATTGTCTTTTGTGCAAAATCCACATCTTCCCATTTCAAAGCACAAACCTCACCGATTCTCATTCCGGTACAGAGAGCCAACAGTACACCTATATTTTGTGGAGTGGGCTGTTCCAGCAAGTGACGCATCAATATACGCTGATGATTTAATGACAATGTGGGCGGCAGTTTGTTTTCTGTTTGGGTAGGATATTCGATTTCCCATTCTTCAAAATGGAAAATCCCGTGCTTATTCCCGTATTTGATAACAGATTTGAGCACTGCCACTATATCCCGGACTGTTTTTCTTGCTAATCCGGAAGTACATTTGTCTATCACAAACTGCTGGACATCCTTCTCTGTTATATTTTCCGCAGCGCCAAATCGTGGCAATAGGTGTGTTTGTAACGTAAGCTGATAAGCACATAGGGTGGAATGCTTCACTATCGGACGCTTTGCATCACACCAAATCTCGGAAACTTCGTGAAATGTTTTTTTATTGTTCATATTTTGAGAGAATTAATTGATTTAACTCTCTCAAAATAACACACTTTCACCGATTTCCCTTTGAACGATTATGGGTTTTACAAAGCATCTCACAATTTTCCATGCTGGTTGCCCCTCCCTTGCTCCATGCAGTCACATGGTCGGCATCCATTTCCGAAAGTTTGTAAATACGGGTCTTGTTGGCATTATTCCCCAACGCACAGAGCGGGCAATTGGAAATTCCCTGTTTCTCAGCCGCTTCGGTCTGACGCTTGTAAGCAGCCCGCTTGGTTGATTCTTCAAAGATACGGATGTCAAGCAGTTTCTTATCCTCTTCTCCACCCAGTACATATTCGTAAATATTTCGGGGACACCGCACACTTTCATCCGCTTGCAAGGCTTTTACCCGTTCCGCGACATGGACGGTGCTATAAGGGGTGGCATGGTACGTTTCATACAGCCGTCCCCATTCCAAGCCGCACATGTCACGCTCTACCATAGTAAAGGTAGCCGATACCCAGTCAATCACAGAACGGAAATAACTTTCCAATTCTCCCGTGGAAGGCTCGTGACGGTGTATGCTCATATAGGCATCAATGCTCATCCCCTTACTGTCGCAAATCCATCGGAGGGCTTCCGACAGATAATCCTGCCGTTTCACATCTCCCTTGATATAATGACTCCATTTCTGTATTTCCGCATTTTGGGAATTACTGAACACCCGCTTGGCTGCATTCACGAACTCGCCCGAATAGATAGCATTGAGCAATTCCTGCTCCTTGAGCGGAATGCCCACAATATTGATGGTCTTGAACCACTCCTTTATTTCCTTTTCTTCACCCTCGCATTCATATACCAGCAGAGAGGATTGCATAATCTTTTGTTGCTGCTCTTCGGGCAATCCCGAGAAATACTGTACGTTATCCGCTTCATCCTTGATGGCGAATTTTCCTGTAACGAACCGACCGATAGAAGTGATGCGTTGCTGCCCGTCAAGTACTTCAAATCGTCCGTCCACAGTCCGGTTGAAATAGATTAGTCCGATGGGATAGCCTTTCAGCAGGGATTCTATCACCGATACATCACGTTTCCCATCGTTGTAGATGTAATGGCGTTGATACTCGGGTTGGATAGTGAGCCGCCCGTCCAATCCAAACAGACCTTTACCTTCCAATTCGTTGTAGGTAAATCCTTTACAGATGTCTTCGACAGTCCATTCTGTATGCAATGTTGTCTCCATGATATTGATTCACTTTATAGGATTATTCTTTTGTGTCTTCTTCTTCCGGAGATGAATTGAGCGCAATGCCTGTCTTGGCGTTCAGCGGACTGATGACCGCCTTGCCCGTCTTGGCTTCCAACTCCATACGGGCATTGCGGGCAATCTCACCACCGGCTTCCGCCACATCCATGTGTTCCCGAAATGTCTCCGGATTTTTACTTTCAGATATTTCTTTGGTGGAAAGTTCCGCCAACATATTTAGCACCAATTCCTTATTGGTCATATTGTCACGTAAGTTCTCTTTTTTCAGACCTTTGAACTGCTTATATTCCTTGGCGGTCATGTCACTCCAAGTCTGATAAATAATATCGGTCAGCGTAGCAAACTGTACCCCCTCTTGCAATCCGTGCCGCTTCCATTCATCCGTGAGGTCTTTACGAATCTCTATGGATTTGAGACGCTGATTAATCCAATTATCCGAATACCCCAACCGCTTATAGTCCACCAGCGCTTGATTGATAGAGAGTTCGGGGTCTTGCATTTGGTTAAGACGTTCAGTCGCCACTTGTGCCATCCATTGCTTGAACGGTTCTGCTTTGGGCGATGGAATAGACTGAATCAAACGGAGAAGCTGCTGAGTATCTGCGACATCGGTTAAATACATCTTCCCATCAGCCGATTTCATTTTCAGTTGACTACAATTTGTAGTCAACTCACTCCCTTCTTTTTTTAAACGTGTTTTCAAGACACTCCAATACTTACGAGGATTAGGGCTATCGGTTAGGACAGCCACCACATCCACTATGGAAAAGTACCATTTTTCTTCTTTGTCATCCCAAATGGTACGGACTTTTTTAGCTTCAAAAAGCTTGATGGTATTATGTTGTGTCATAATATTATATTTTTGTCTTTATTTTTAAGTTGAAATCTTAAGGTTTAGAAAAGGAAACGATGACAAAGACTTGGTTGTAAATGGAGTATCGCCATATTTCCGAATCCTAATCAGACATTTGAAATCTTAGGGATGTGCGAGAACGAGGACCTATATTCAATGAAAACACGTGTTTATACCACTTATGAATGCAAGACAGCCTATTTGAAAAAGTTCGGAAAGACTGGTACATACGACTTAAATGCCAGTGGAGTAATCACAAGAAACGGTATTCAAGAAAAGGTCTATCAACGCATTTTAATTATCAATCGTAAGTTTGCGCCTAATAGCTAATCTGCAATACATTCGATTGTAGTCGGTTCCCATCTTAATGTAAAAAGCGGGACCACCTTGTTTCTCTTTCGGAAGATTATCTGGTTTTTTGATACCAAGTTCCAAACTAATCCCTAAGATTTCAAATTGCTCCGGACAATACTTATCCAAAAAGGAAATAGGAACGCCCATCACACCGTCATAATCTGACGGAATAGCATCCGTAAAAGGCACTTCAATGGCATCATAATTGTCATAACGGTCATAGGCGGTTTTGCCTTTCAGTTCCTTGTGTTTGGAAAAACGGAGGTTGTCTGCCATAGTCATGAGGGGAAGAGGTTCATGGCGACGACCATGGTCAATGTTAGTAAACCATCGTACTCCTTTCACTCGAATAAACTTTCGCCCATTATCATCTATTCTCCATCCTGCTGCTGTTAAAGGATATTCGTCCGGAACTTGAAATTCCCTATCGCCACTATGAATAGAATACCCAAGCCACATCTTATTATCTTTTATTAAAGGGAAAGTTTCTTTGTAGGTGATTGCATTCATATTACCTATTATTATGAATTGTTTATGGGCTTCAACTATCCATGCAAGGAACTCCCTAAATAGTGAAAAAGGTGGGTTTGTAATTATTATATCAGCTTCATTTCGAAGTTGAGTGACTTCTTTACTTTTAAAATCACCATCACCTTCCAAATACTCCCACTCTAAGTCATCAATATTGATATGCCCATCACCCGTATGATCTTTTTCAAGAACAAAGATTTTCCCTTTTGTCTGTGCTTTCTGCGGATCAAACTGTGGAGCTTCTTTTTCAAATAAAGAAGGTTCTGCCAATAACTTCATTTTTTTAGCATCCGGCGCATAACTCGTAGAAATCAGTTTTTTCAAGCCTAACTCATCAAACTTGGCAGCAAAGTATCGGGTAAAGTTGCTCCATTCGGGGTCATCACAAGGAAGCAATACAGTCTTTCCCCTAAACACGTCCGGGTCATATTCAAGATAGGCATTCATTTCAATCTCTATGTCATGAAATTGCGTATAGAACTCATCATTCTTAGCCGCCTTAGCTTCTTTTAGATTAGTATTTGCCATATGTCTATTTTTTTATTTCGTTAGGTACAAGAAGTGTACGCACATCCACATTCAGTATTTCCGCTATCCTGTATAGTACGGGTATAGGCGGTTGCACTCTGTTCGTGGCGTATAGATTGACCATATTAAAACCTTTGCCAAGCCGTTTAGCCAATTCAGTTTGACTAATCCCCGCCTCAATCAATGCTTCTTTTATCCGATTCATTGCGACATCTTCTTTAACTTGTCACAAAGGTATATAATTTTATTGGGTAAACCACTGTGCTCTTAAAAGAAAGTATTTCGTTAATGGCTTATCCCAAGCTATTTTGGAAAATTCTATTTGTTTTTTCGCCAGTCGATTTTATAAAACTGCCGCCGATAGTTCGTACTTTCGAAAAAAGATGCTATATTTGCAAATGAAAGAGTTATTTGACAGCATAGCAACGCAAAACGCTGAAATTCGCACGGTTGCTAACTCGTTACCGCCACTTTTCAAATAATTCGCTAAAAGTTTATTCCTCAATCGGTTAAGTCTAACCGATGAAAATCTAAAATAGCATCTGGAGCAATGGCTATTTCATTCAGTTTCATTACAGCACTAGCACCTAAAATAGAATATCGATTTTGGTGGATTCTTGCTGTTGGATGGATTGCTCTTGCCGTGTGTATTATTCTGAATATCCTATCATATTTAAAAGCAAAAAGAAATTGCCGCACAAATATTCAGAATATTGACAACTATTTATGGGGGAAGTACAACACAGATAATGACCAAGAAAGATATGATGAAACACAGCGAAGAAGCAGGGAAATATATGATAAAAATAGAAAATTAGATAATCGTTATAATCGGCCAACTGCATGGCTGATGATTGGAGGTATTACGTTTATTTTGGGATTTGTGTTTGTAAATCTCGTTTTTAACAGTCCAAAACAACATCAATTGCGAGAAAAAACTACGACTCACGCGATCTCATCTATTGAGAAAACATCGAATGGACTAAAAGTTATACAGCAAGATACATTAAGCAGTCACCAGATTAAGGAAACTTTATAAATGACATATATGGCAAATACAATTTTAACAGAAGGTAAAACGCCGTCTATTCCAACTCCGCCATCACCTCCAACCAAGCCTATAGGAGATGTAAAAGTAAAACTTGGTTTAACCCCTACTAATGCAGTCCCTCCACCTCCACCTAAAACTATTATAAAGAAATAAGAGGCTTATGATACGAAATGATAAGTTAGATGCTGTTCCTCCAAAACCAACAGGAACAAGCAAGCCCAAGAGAATACAAGACGGGAAAACAACAAATACAGCAACCCCGCCCCTTCCGCCTAAACCCAGAATAAAATAGTACAGCATGATAATCAATGAGAAAGAATATGATTCGCCAGAAAGTGTGCAAATCAGAGGGCTGACATCAAAAAATGCTCCACCGCCTCTACCTCCACCGCCACCACCAACAAATTCCAAATAGCTCCGACAATAGTCGGAGTTTTTTGTCTATATACTGCCCACGAACAGATAGATAAATCAAAGCCCCCGCCCTTTATTGAATGTAAAATCTAAAAATATGGACAGACAGTCAAGGGCAAAACGCATAGCGGATTTGCATGTGTTTTACGGACAGAACGAGGTGGTGGAAGAACTCATCCGTGCAGGTAAAATCGACGAGGAATACATGTATCCCTTTGTCGATATGGACGGGGAGGTTTTCGAGTGGTGGCTGGTATCGCCTTACTTGGCACAGGAACTCAAAGGACGGGGAGAGGTCGTAATCGACGCGCTCGATTGTCATTGGTGGGGACGAACAACCAGCGGACAGGCAATCTACATGGACGGCGTGATACAGAAGATTGCAGGAGAGTAAAACTCGGTCTGCATATCGACATAGTAAAACTGCAAATTACAGAGATTAGGGGCATTGCAATTCCGAGAAGATTTTGCAACCTCTAATTTCTGTTTTTGTGTTGGTATAAAGTTGATAAGAATATGCAATAGTTAATTGCAATACACTATTTCTAACCTCATGCAAGCGTAACAACAAAATCTTCTTTCCCAATTTACGAATAACAAAGTTTTGAATCCATAAGGCGTGCTGTTGCATGGAAACTTTGTTTTAGAGAACTTTGCAACTACAATACCCCAAGAGTGTTGCGTATTGAGAAACATTTTCTAACTTTGTGGTGCAGTCCCGAGCGGACGGCAGACATATTAGTTTAGTGAAAGTGTTTCGCTAATCCTTGTACCGAAATCTGACAGTTTCAACAAAGACGAGGATAACGACAACGCTCATCACCGCGTATAGGCATATATCATTCTTGATATATACTATTCGGTGTGGGGTATTGTTTCATATTCGTCTTTGGGTTTTGTCAGAACCTCGGTACAGATAACGAACAACTCCACACTTTCTTTTTGCACATAACCCACCGCAGTAGGAGTTGATACGGTACAAATTGTTGTACTATGACCAACTATCATTTAATGGTCAATACTCAGCAAGAAGAATTGCATGAGAATTTTAATTCCTTTTATCAAGAGTTAAAAACATTGGGGTACAATTTACATCCCAATGGAACGGTAGATGCCACTGAACAAGAGGCTGAAGCCATATTGGAACTGGCAAAAAAGAATCATATATCACTTAAACTTATAAGAAAATCATGAAAAAGCTATTGACACTGGCCGTCATGGTTACGGCTCTCGTGCTGTCGTCATGCAAGTACGATGATGACGACATTTGGAACAGCGTACACGGCTTGGAAGACCGTGTGGCCAAGCTGGAGGAACTCTGCAAGCAGATGAACACGAATATTTCGTCGTTGCAGACTATTGTGACAGCCTTGCAGAATAATGATTATGTTACGGGTGTCACCCCAGTCATGCAGAGCGGCAAGGAGGTCGGTTATACCATCACGTTCAGCAAGAGCAATCCTATTACGATCTTTCACGGTAAAGACGGACAGAACGGTATGGACGGCACCGATGGCAAGGACGGTACGACACCTACTATCGGCGTGAAGCAGGATGTGGATGGTATCTACTATTGGACACTCGATGGCGACTGGCTGACCGACGAACGAGGCGATAAGATCAAGGCCGAGGGAACGGATGGCAAAGACGGAGCAGATGGAGAAAACGGAAGCGATGGTACAGACGGTACAAATGGTAAAGATGGCATTACGCCCCAATTCAAAATCGAAAATGATTATTGGTTTATCTCCTACGACAATGGCGATACTTGGACACAGGTAGGCAAAGCGACTGGCGAGGACGGCAAAGATGGAGAAGATGGTGTCGGTGGGGATTCCATGTTTACAGGTATAGACTATAAAACCAGCACCGACTATGTAATTTTTACATTGGCTGATGGTACGCAAATCAAATTGCCTACATGGTCTGCTTTTGAAGCCTTACAGCGTCTTTGCAACGAAACGAATACCAACCTTTCAGCCTTACAGACGATTGTAACAGCACTCCAAAACAACGATTATATCACAAGTGTAGACCCGCTGACCGAGAACGGCAAGGTGGTAGGCTATACAATTAAGTTCGCCAAGAGCAACCCGATTGTGATTTACAACGGCAAGGACGGTGCGGATGGTGTTGATGGAAACACTCCCGTTATCGGAGTGAAGAAAGACACGGACGGCATCTATTATTGGACGTTGGACGGAGAGTTTATCGTTGTGGACGGACAGAAGATAAAAGCACAAGGGACAGACGGTAATAATGGCACGGATGGTTCAGACGGTGTTACGCCAAAACTCGAAATTCGAGAGGGCTATTGGTGGATTTCCTATGACAACGGAACGAATTGGACGCAATTAGGCAAAGCTACGGGAGAGGATGGCAAGGATGCAGATAGCATTAAAATCACGCAGGACGAGAACAATGTTTATTTTGAACTGGCAGATGGAACGGTTATAACAATTTCAAAAACGGGACAAACAATAGACCCGAATGTCATTCAATTTGAAGATGAAAATGTCAAGAAATTGTGTGTAGCTATTTGGGACACGGATGGCGACCACGAATTATCCTATAAAGAAGCCGCCGCGGTTACAACACTTAGCACTACATTTAAGGGGAATGCAGAAATTCAATTTTTTAATGAATTGCAACATTTTACTGGATTGACAGTCCTTGATGATACATTTAGCGGCTGTTCCAATACTGGTATTTGCAATTAGTTATTACTCAATAGTTTGAAAATAATAAGTCGGAAATATGGTCGTAACCTTTAAGGGTACATTCT